ATATCACTGGTCGCCAACCATTTCCAGATTCCAGTGACCTTTCCACTTCTTAAAATAAGTATTCTCTAGTATCATATTATTTCGTCCGTTTTTCTCCTCAAACACCTGATAAGTATCGTGTAGCGGATCTATTTGTATATGTTCTATCGGTAGCCTACTGTAGCCTCTGCACCATTGGTCTTCGCCAAGTAAAACGTCATCACGCTTAGTTTTTACATCAGGGAATGGCAGGATATATTCTGTTAGATATTTCCCTATAAACATACTGTAATCTACCCCTAGCATTACGCTTTTGCCGGAGTGTTCTTCAAAGATTAATCTCCAGATATCGTTGTCTTTAACTATCATAGATTCATTTAATATACAGACTTCGTCATAGTTGTTTTCTTTGTAGAACTTCTCTATTCCGTTCATACAGTAACCAGTATGGTTTGAAACAATAATAGGATAATTAGTATCAATAGAGTCTAGTAACGGCTCTAGCCAACCCTTAGAGCCTTTATGATGCAGAATCAGGATTGCTTGTTTGGGTTTGTCCATTTCACACCCTCAACTGATTTGAAGTAATCAACAGTCTTTTTCATGCCAACTTCTAATGGCGTTAAGAATTGCACGTCCATACCTATTTGATTAAGCGTATCAAAGTTAGCCGTAACGTCTACTCCTGATTGTTCTCCTGGTCGCATAGGTAAATATTTAATAGGTGCTTTGTTACCGGTTAGTTCGTTTACTAGCTCAGCCACTTCTTTTACGGTGTGGTGATATTTAGGACCGCACTCTATTGATTCGTCAAACACTAAGCCTTTTTCAGCGTGTTCTAGTGCGTTCACTAGTGCCTTTGCTACGTCACCAACATAAACCATATCTGATATGTTTTGACCGTCTCCATATATTTCTATTGATTCACCGCATAAAGCCCTACATATAAAGGCAGGTGTTATTTTTCTTACTTTGCCCTCTGCATAAGGCGTGGCTGCTAATTGTCTTGGTCCGTAAGCGTTTACTGCTCGTACTATATTAACTCTAGCGCCTCGGTCTTTGTTGTACATAAAAGCAAAACGTTCAATCATATTCTTAGTAATTGAATAAGGGTTATTCATCCAATAATTGCCTACAGCTATATAAACTCCTGGGATATTATATTGAGCTACCGCCTCTAAGAAATTTAAACCACCCATAAGATTAGTCTTTGCTGCTGGTCGTGGGTTTTTAATAGTCTCCTGAGTACCGAGACAGGCAGCCAAATGGATTAAACCGTCAACGTGCGCAGCAAACTCCATCATAGCTACTTCGTCTTGTACGTCACCTAAAAAGAACTCACAACCCTCAACATAGTTTTTCTTATCGTGGCGATCCATTATTACGGGTGTATATCCCCTTGATAGCAGTTCTTCGCAAACATACGTTCCTACGAACCCTCCGCCACCTGTTATGCCAATCTTTTTCATATCTCCCCTTTATAAAAGAACGCTACAGCACCGAGGGGTTTGTCATTTCTAAACAATACCTTGTTTCCTGGCGTTTCTTTCATTAGTTTAATTATTAAATCTTCCATTTCTGGCAATACTTTTCCATGCCAATCTTCAATCACATAGATACCACCAGGCTTGACGCTGCTCCACAGGATGTTAAAAGTAGTCTCCGTATATATAGCGTCATGGCTAGCGTCATCAATGATGATATCGGCCTTTAATTCGCTTAAAGTTTCGTCTCGCTGGTCTTTCTCAATCAAAGTTATTCGTGGGTCTTTTCGTTTCTTTGGTAGTTTAATATCTACGCCTGTTATTCTGGTGTTCGGATTAGTAAAATACTTAGCAAAGTAATCAAGTGATTCACCGTTTAAAACCCCTATTTCAAGTAGGTCTATTGGTTTTGTTTTAAAACCTTTAAACATCTGTTCGTAAATAGGTATTAAGCCGTTCTCGTATTTATCGGTCATTGTATATTTTCTCCAAAACGTCTTTAGTTTTATTCCAGTTATTTTCAATTAAGAACTCGTCCAGCACTCTTTTTTTAGCTGTGGCGGCTACGCTCTTTCGTAATTCCTCATCTTCCACTAGCTTTTTAAGCACCTTGTACCATTCCTCTTGTTTGTTGTTTACTAAAAACCCATCAACGCCATTTCTTACGGTGTCAGAGTAAGGAGCTACTTTTGTACCCACAAAGCAAGCGTCCATCATGCTAGCCTCTTGCCATTTAATGTTAGATTTAGACTTTGCAAATCTATCCTGAGTTAAAGGTCCTAAAGCTATATCAAAATTAAGAGATGGCCATAAATCATTAACCCAAGCGTGACCTCTCACTCCTCCGTTGTACTCGTATCTTTTTCTTGGTAAATATTCTTCTATCGGCATACCAATTGACTTAAACCGGATGTTCTTGTTTTCGTGCATCAGTTTTCTAACAGCTCCGACTACGCCGGTTTGATGTAGATCGTGATAGTGAGAAGAGCCTCCGAAATATCCAATACATACGCCCTCATGGTTGTCGGGTTTGTTCTTATAATCTAAAGAGATGTAGTTGGGTATTACATAAACGTTGTCATGGTATAACCTTTTTTTGAGTTCTTTGGCGAGATGCTCATTAGTAGTAGTAATGTAGCTAGCGTTCCTAACTACTGTTTGCAAGTCCCATGTGGATTCGTGCGTCATGTGTAGCCACCAGCCGATATTGTCTTTTTTGATCGCAAACAAATTGTCGTCTACGTCCATGATAAACTTCGTGCCGTGTTTATCTTCTACTAATTTGCATAAAGCAAACACCATATTATTCATATAAGCCGTATAAGAAGCGTAGACCATATCAAACTGCGATAAATCTTTAACGGTTTTCTCCAGTTCTTCTTCGGTAAAGTCTTTCATAGACTTATATTTGTTTATATGTTTCATAATCGTAGGTCGCTCTACGATTTCCCAGTCAACATGCTTTTTTAGTTCTCTGATATTTCTACCAGAGCGCCATAAATCAACAGCGTGAACAGCCTTATCCGGGTTGTGATAAGAGCTTATAACCAGTATTTTCATTTGTCCTCCTATAAAAAACACAGCAAAGTTATTAACTCGCTGTGCTTCAGTGGAGATTTGCCTATATTATACCACTATTCGAGTGGAATGATAATATCCCCTGTTTCAGTATTGAGCATGGCAGGCTGAACACCGCCTGACCCTGCATCGTTTATCTTTGCGCCAATTGTACCTGTGATGTTGTAGTCACTAGCTACAGCGTTCAGGACGGCTTGTGCTACGTCAAAGGCTGACGGACTTGCACCAATACGAATAACGGCAGTCATCTTTGCGGTTGCTTTTATGTTTGAAGTGACAGTACCACCGCCAGTAAGAGTGACGTTAAGGTTTACGCCTCTAGCGATGTCGCCGTCTGTTATTGCGCCACCACCAGTAAGTGTGGCACTCATGTTTGCTGGACCTTGTATTGCAGATGTAAGAGTTGAAGAACCTCTAAGCGTGACTCCTATACCACCGTATTTGAGTGGCATATGAAAAGCAGACTGAAAGAGTCCGTTCGGATAGGAGACTTTTTCACGGTTTGCTGCCACGCCTGATTTGTTCTCCCAGGTGAGAGAGTTAGTAGCAAAGGACTTGCGGTTTATTGGTAACGTACCAAGAGCAGTAGCACCACTGGCTACTTTTATTCCGTAGATTCCGTTTGCTACTAAACCCATTTACGCCCACCCGTAGACTAATTCGCCAGTAATGACGTTGCTGGCTGTCAATGCACCACCGATTTGTACGAAGAAGCCTAAGTGCGCCCCGTCATAGATTCTTGGTAGTCGTATTGGACCAGTTGTGAAGTCATAAACCGTTGGAGTGTTCGCTGCTGCTAGAGGGATAGTTGCGACAGGTCGGTGAAGAACAAAACACCCTGTTCCACCAGTTGCACCCGTACCGATTGTGTATGAGTTCACTTGTCTTACTCCGTAATCTCCAGCTGCGAGTGGGGCTGTATAGCCACCAGGGGTAGCTGAAGCACCTGAGTCACCAAAACACGCCCCTGCTGGGTGCGCTGCGACTGGACCGTAGATTGCACGAGTGATTGCCTGTGTGTTGCCGTCTTGGTCTGTGTAGTTAGGAGTGATTGCTCCTGCTGCACTTGAGGCTGTCGTAAGTAGAGCCGTTAATTGAACACCTTTAGCGTTCGTCATTCTTGTGTCACCCGTACCAGTCCATGTTGGGTGGTTAGACAGGGTTGATGGCGTTGTGACCATTACTAGCGATGGGTAGACATGGATAATGTCTGTCAAGACTAAGTACGCTGGCGTTAGGGTTGTAGCTGGAGTGTTCACTGTCATTGACAACAAGTGCTTAGTTTGTGAAGTCTCAACCGCTGGACCGATAGGTAATGCTCCTGCGTCTGTTGATGTCTTTGCTAAACCCGTACCAGCCGTACCTGTAAGAACGGTTGCGCCACCAGTACCACCACCTGATAGACATTCATGAAAACGCCCTGCTGCTGATGTAGCACCCGTAACGATGGTCTTGGTGAAAGGTACTGAGAGAATCTGTCCGCTAGTTGTTATAGCGTTATATAGTGAATCGACTGTTGAAAAACCCATTTAGTCCTCCTCGTATATGATGCCACCGATTGCAAACTGTGGCTGTGTTAGGTTGTTGATAACGAGTGAGGCGTTAAGTGCGCCTGATGCTAGTATTTGCCCTGCGCCTGATGCTGCTGTACCAATTGATATATGCGTAGCTGTTACTGGTCCAGTGTTCGATACTGGGAACTGGATAAGTGCTGCGTTACTTGATTGGTTGTTTGCGACTGTCCAACCGCCAGCGTCACGGCTTACGGCTTGACGAGCGTAGTCGCCTGATGCGCCTGTGTAGGCAATCTCGTTGGTTGTTTGGTCACCAGCTTCGCCTGGGTCTGCTGTATGGAGTGCCACATACAGGTTAGAACCATACGAGGGCATGGCAACGTTGTTGAAAACAAACTTTACATAGTCGTTTTCGGTTGTATTTCCTTTGCTCATACTACTTCCTTAATAGTTATATGTGGCTCTGTCCGACCACACTTTAGTAAATGTTGTTTCGTCATCTGCAAATGACATGTGTCCAGCCGACTTGTTGTAGCGCTTGATTTGCCAAGCAGCATCAGACTCTAAAGAGCCTGGTAATGCCTTACCCAAGTAGACTAGATTAGCGTCAGTTGTGGTGTCGTTGCGTGATTCGTAAGCTACAGAAACAGTTGCGCCTGGTTGGGTCATTCTGTCTAAATCGCCTGTTTCTGGGTTGTAGACTAACGCCTCAACAGTAAGCACCTGATATGTTTCGTCAAAAGACTTATTAAGTACGCCCTGCTCGGATCGTGCTATGTCTGGTTTGGTTTGCCTGTCTGGGTTTGCCACTACGATTCAACCTTTTTAACGAAGTCTATGTACTCTAAGAGCGTGCTAATTCTTTTATTAGTAGACTCATAGCGTGATAAACCGGCCTTACGTTCTAGTTCTTTTAAGTAATCGCTAGCTGCTTTAGTTGAGTTATCTAATTTACCTTTTTTAACTCGGTCTTGTACAAATCCCTCTATTTCAGATAAATCTCTTTTGAATTGTGGCTCGTCTGCAATACTCTCTACGTCAAAATATTTTGCAACATAGGGTTTTCCCTGGTCGTCCATATAAGTAGCCACCAACTCCGGCACTTGAACTACTGAATTGGCTGGTGCGTCTTTCTGTGGCTCTGGTGTTGGAGCTGTTTCTACGGCTTCTACTGGTTTTCTAAAGGTTGTATCACTCATAAATGTCTACTGGTATTTCTTCTTTCATGTAGTCTTTTATTTGACAAGTAAGTTTCCACATTTCGTACTTGTCGTTGTTAGAAGCGGCTATGGTAAGACGCTCTCTCATTCTTGCTAACGTAGGGTCTTTTAGTTCTTTTTGAATCTTAGTCTTTAATCTGTAGGCTTTTTTCTTACGCCACATTGGAGTAGTGGGGTCGTCTAAATCGCTTTGGATTCTTGCCATTGTTCTGATTCTAGAGCTGTCTATGTACATATCAGTTTGTCGTATAGGGTACTTTATAAACCTGACCGGGGTTATAAGTTCCTTGATTACCTATTTCTTCTGGGCTAATTTGATCGCCCATAATTGAAACATGTAACAGGTCTTGATTACCGGTCATAATTAAAACTTCTTCTACGGATAGTCTGTTCTTACGGGCTATATCTACAATTGGTACGCCCTTGTTGTAATCATTTAAGACAGATTTTTCTAAAGGTTCGGGTTCTTTAGGCGCTTCTTTGGCTTCTATCTTAGCTTTAAAAGCTCTTAGTTCTTCTAGTTCTTTACGTTCTTCTTCGGTCATATATCCTCCTTACAAGGTGGGGAGTTTAAGGCACTCCCCAAGCCTATTAAGCGGTAGCTCCTGACTAAGCAGTTGCACCACTCTTAACATCTACGATCCAGTTGCTATTTAGTACCTTAGGTACAAAGCTACCGGCCCATGATACTAGGCTGAAGCGTCCAGCAGGGTTGCCAGAGTCAACTTGAGTATGAGGGATGATGTATAGCTTAAATGCGTCACCGTCCATTTCACTTACACCAAAGGCTTCACGTCCATGGATAAAGTTAGAGTAAACAGTAGCAGTAGAAGCTGTTGTTTTTTGGTTAGCGCTTTCCCAGAAGCGTACACCGTACAATACACCTAAGTCACCACGATATGTGTGAGCTGCTGCATTGTCGTATGTATCAGCTTGTACGAAAGTGCTGTCACCCATTAAGTCGTAAGCTGGGTATGGGCCAGTCTTACAAACCCATGAGTAGTTGCCGTCTCTGTAGGCTAAAGCTTTGTTAGCTTTTAGAGTACGAACAGCTTTGCGGATTTCACCAGCGCTAAATACATCTGATGCTGCAACAGCTGTGATGTTAGATTTTGCGCCAGCTAATTGACCGGTAGCACCAGCGAATAACTCGTTGCGTACTAATTCGTCAATTGTTTCACCCATATTTTGACCAACAACTTCAATTTTCTCTTTGTTGTTAGCGTCTATAGATGTAAGTGTTAAGAAGCGGCTGATTTTAACGCTTGTACCGTATTCAGCTAGTGTTGCAGATACAGTTGAAGCAGTTAGTGCTACTTCTGTTGGGTTTACACCCTCAGTCAAAGCTGTTGTAGCTGTTGCTAGAGGGGTGTGGCGAGTAAAGTAAACTACCTTCAATTTGTTAATCTCATACTCTCATATGAGGTCGGACTATATCTTCAACCGAACATTACGGCTGTCTTGCGTTTAGTCTCTGAGGAGCCCTTAAAGCTCTTATATTCGTTATAGAACTGAATATCTATTTCCGAATAACTGGTTTTTGCGCCTGATTTATATCTTCCATCAGTCCCTCTTTCTTTTTTCCATTGTTCGTGTACGTTTGCTCTGTGTTGGCAAAAGTCTCTTACGATTTTGGCTATTTCTTTTTTCTCTCCTACCATATATGGCATAAGGTCATCTAAGAATAGTTTTCTATCGTTTACTTTGTTTACCGTTATTGAGTAACACATAAGACGATTCTTTGGTCTTTTATCTGTTCTGATGTGATAATTCCATCCATTGCTTTTAAGGTACGATGCGAACACTCTGATTAAATCTGCGTCCGTATTTGTAAATTGGATGTGCGCTCTTATTTGGGGAGCCATATTTCTTTGGCTGATTTGGTAAAGGGCAACTGTTCCCTCTCCCTCAAATAATCCAGTTATATAACTTTTTAAGGTTTCCTGCGGGTTGTCCATTATTATATCCTTTCGTTTTTTACCTAATTAGTACGATTGGTTTTAGGAGTTTCCTGCATATAGCAAGGTGTTTATCTATACGTTACCGCATAGAGGGGCAAAATAGTTTATCTACCCTCGTTAGCAGGTTGTTTGCGCTTTTGTGCGCCCTGTTCAAAGATAAGCTCATATTTAGCCCTTTCTAGAAATACTTTTTCATAGTAGGTGCTAACTTCTGCGCTCAACCCTGATGTTGTTTGTGCGGCCATTGTTTAGTCCTTTTCTGCTACTGGTAGACTATCCCCAGCTCTTTTTCAAGGTCTTTGGTGGATTTGTCTTTTAGGTCAGTAGCCGGTGGAGCTTTTGAGCTTGGTGTATCGGCTGCCGCCACCATTTGTTCAACACTCTTTTGAGCCTGAACTTTGGCTTTGGAAGTCGCAAGTCCTATCAGCTCCATCTTATTTTTAATGTATTGATAAGGTAACTGATTTGTTTTCAGTGTGATCCCGTCCTCGGTGTACTCAGCGCCAGCGTCTTGATCGTATTGATTAAAAAGCGTTTGTGCTAAGTCTTGGTTGAACTCTGGGCTTTTAGGGTTTAGCTGTGGGAACTCTACGATTATTCGGTTCATGTCGCCGTCTATCGCTTGGTTTAACTGCATGATGTTATCTACTTGCCTATCACGGTTGTAGTTAGCTTCTAATGCGTTAACTTTGGCTTCTATCGGGTCATAACCGCCATCTATGTAGTCCTGCTCGGTAGGAACTTGTAAAGCTTCTAGTTGAGCTAGCTTTTCCCTTAGGCTCTTGTTCTCATTTGCGAGCTTCTGGAATCTATTTTGGCTTTTAGGTGATAAATCAGATTCATCACTGGTTTCTGTTTCTTCGGTTACTTCAGCTTCTTGTGTATCTGTAGTATCCTGCGTTTCTTCCGTAGGTTGCGATTCTACCTCAGTGGTTTCCACTGGTTCGGCTACGTCAGTAGGTTGCGCTGCTACTTCTGTAGTCTCTGTTACGCTTTGGCTATCCTCTGCCATAATGTCTTCCTTTCTTTTACGACTTATAAGCTGTCGGGGCTAGGGTGGATTCTCCCTGTTGAGCCGTCCAAGGAGGACTTAAAACGGCTCATCACGATTAATCCAGGGTCTTAGCTAACTGCTCTAACTCCCCTTTCTTGGCTTCTAATAACTCACGGGTAATATCGTAGGCTTCAGCTATCACGTCTACTGGCTTGTTCTTCCTTTTAGATTCTGCCATTACTACGTCTACCCGGTTAGTGTTCTCTATTGCGGTGTCAAACCACTCTAATACTTTTTGGATAAATGGCTGTGCTTCAAAAGCTTCTTTTTCTTCTTTTTTTAATTGAGCTTTTGTTTCGGATGGTATGTCTGGCTGGTAATATGCGCCATCGTTTACATAGGTTGAGTCGTCCACTATCTACCTCCTTGCTGTGCTAAGATTTGATCTATTTGCTCTGGTGGATATCCCTGCTTCTCAAGCTGTAGCCCCATTTGTGCTATTTCCGGCGGGTAGCCAGCAGCCATAAGGTTCTGTAAAATTTGTTCGTCTGGTAGGCCATCGGCACTTTGAGCCATTTGGTCGCTAGGATTGACTAATAGCTTCTCAGGGTCTTCTACGCCTATTTGTATGAGTATTCGCTTAGTTATTTCTTCTGGGTTAGTAAACTGTAACAAACCTGTTTCACTCAAAGTCTTTAGTGCCTCAAGTAGCTTTTCTTTGGTTTCGTTGCTGTCTTGTGACTTGCTAGTAGAAGCTTCAACCTCAAAGTTGATTTCTACGTCCTGCAGCTTAGAGAAGTGAACTACTACCGTGTCGTCTATTACTTCAAAATATTCTGATTGATGTCGGCTTAGTCGCTCTTTTTCATCTTCGTCAATACCAAAGACTCGGTCGCCCTGTGTTAGTTGGAAGTAAAGATTCAATTGGGTACAAAAGATATTTCCTATCCATGTTTCGTAACGTTTGCGGATAAAATTGTCATTTAAGCCTATTAAAGCCTGTCTAGCGTTCACACCTGCATCTGTCTTACTGAAGCCGGGATTACCTACGGTTGAGCTGATTGACTGGTCGTCTGAACCGAATAAGTTAAGTATCTGGCTTTTAATTAACCCGTAGTCTTGTGAGAAGTTAGTTATAGCTGGGTTATTGATTGATAAAGCTTCTAGTCGGGCGTTTGGATCGGTGCCTAAATCTATAATAGCGTTCGGTCGGTACTGTATCTGAGATTTGTTGTAAGTACCTTTCTTAAGTAAAGGTGGTGCGTACATTAAAGCCCGGATGAACTGATAGCTTTGTAATGATGAATCTAAGAAGTTCTGAAGTGGTGCTACTAATTCAACTATTCCCCTGCCCTCTGGGTTAGAGAAGTCACACTCGTAGTACATCCTCTCAATTGGCATTACGCCTCTAGGGTCAGGATTCACTTGGGTTTTGATTATCTTTAAATCTTCTACTGAAGTGTAGGCATAAAACTTAGCTTTCTTACCTTTTTGGAAGCCGTGGATAACCTCAAACCCGGAAGTCTTTATATTGCGGTCTTTTTCTGAATCGGTCTTGTCTGTATTTTGCTTCTCTCCGCCCTCTTTTTTATCGGCTATCATCTTCTTTAGCTTCTCTATATCCCAGCTTGGAGTGTATTTCTCGCCTCGTTTGCGAGCGTTCTTAGCTAAAGATTCTTCTTTGTCTATAATCTTTTGGATATCTGATCGTTGATACCATGTCTTCACAAAGACGCAGTTAGCTTCGGCAAATGTACCCTTACCGGCTTCTAAGTAAACGTCTTTGACATAAGGTACTCTGAAGTCTGTTCCAAAGTAATCACCGTCTACTTTATAAAAAACAAAGCCATCTACATGACCATAAGTTAATTGGTCTTCTATGGCTTTCCAGCTCTTACCTAAAACATCGTCTTGGGTATCTGAGTTGGGTATAATCTCTTCTTTTAATACAAAATTAGCTAAATCTGATAAAGCTTCGTCACCATCTACCTCTACTGTTCCATAGGGTATTTGTTGTACTGCTCTACGAGGTACTTCACGCACCTTTGCTGCGGTAGTACCATCAGTTGTTTTGGGGTAAGCAGGGTCTATTGAGGGGTGCGGTCGGTTATTCTTTACTCGCTCCCATTCGTCAAACGGCCGTCTAAGGTCATCCATGTACCTTTCAGACGCTGTCCATAACTCACTAAAGTTCTCTTCGGTTAAGTATTGTGTTGCCAATGCACAGATTCCTCGTGAACGCTGTGCTTCAGTAGTTCGTTATCTACAGTATATCAAATTTTGTCAAAATATTCTATAATGTATGTCAAGAGGTCATAAAAAGACCTCCCATTAGCGTCTAAACCAACTAGGAGGTCATAATGACTATATCACAAAAAGAGTGCGTTGTACTTAACTGCACAGAAAACATAACATTTGGTAAATTATGCGTTAGCCATTACGCTTTACCAAAAAGACGGCTTGTCAACATGATTAATCGTTGTCATAAGACGTATGATAAAGCATACCGATATTATGGCGGTAGGGGTATCACTGTTTGTGATAGATGGCGATATGGCGCTGACGGCATGACCAATTGGGAGACATTTCTTTGTGATATGGGGGTTCCTGATAAAGGCTTATCTATTGATAGGATTGACAATAACAAAGGCTATTCACCAGATAATTGTCGTTGGGCTACAACTATACTCCAGAATCGTAACAAAAGAAATGCTAAAAAGACTTCTTTAAGTTATGTCTATGACCACTACGGAAGCCATCGTGTGGCGTTTCGTGTTAATGGCAAAGACTATACGTTCGGTACTTATAAAGATATTGAAGAAGCTAAAAGCGTTCGTAACTGTGTTAAAGAGCAGATTGATTCTATTCTCTAACTATCCACTTCTTCACGGCGTACATCTTGCCGTTGTTGAACTTCTCTAAAAACACTCCATAGCCCATGTCTAGAGCGTGTTTGGCGTGCATATCTTCTACAATAGCGTTGTAGTCGCTGACTTTTATTATCTGTACTCGTTCTTCGTAAACTGTTTCTTTTACTGTTTCTACACCATCACGGTACTTGGCGATGGTTTCTCTTTTTATTATTGACCCGTGTTTCATACTACCCCCTTTCTAATACAAAAATGTCCCTATATTACCAGAAGTGTATACTTCCTGCTCTTCTTCTTGTGGTCTTAAGCCCATAAATCCATACATAGTAGCGTCCATAGCGTGATCATTACCGTCTTCTGGTTCGTTGAGTATCTTGCCCTCTTTGTCCTCTTTGTGTAAATAAGTTAAATATTCATTCCAGATGTTTAATGACTTTTTTGTGACACTGATTTTCTGTTGTCTGACGTAATCAATCCCATACTGCTTGAATCCTGCTTTGTGGCCGGAAGCTAAAGTGCCGCCTATTTTTCGTACGCCTAGCACATTCGCACCTAACAAAGTTAGCTCATCTATTGATTTTGGTTCTGCGCTGTCGGCAATAGTTAATGTATTTGGCTGTGGTGCATTATTGAGAAAAGCTGCGATGTCATTATTGTGCATACCTTTTCTGTACAGCTCTTCGTCCAATATATAACCACCGTTATAGTAGTAAATAGCTACAATGGCAGTTGGATCGTTCTTATAGCCAAAGTCTAGCCCCCGGCGCTCTAATCGTGCCTCATGGGGTATGGAGTCTATTTGGATCCAATCCTGATATACTCTACGCTCTATTGAGTTGGGCTCACCCAGCCATTTGTGTCTATATAGCGATGGTCGGTTTATCCTGTCGTCTTCTATCTCATTTTTTATTTCATCCGGTAAGTAACCATACTTCTCGGCTATGTCATAATTGCAGTTGATAATGAGCGTATTTGGTCGCCCCTCTAAAACTAGACGTTTGTGTACTGGATCTTCTTCTAACAATCTGTTATAGGTATAGATAATCTGCGAGCCTGGTTTACGGACGGTTGGTGTTAAAACTTCAAGGCTTGTAGTAGATACTGTCTGGGCTTCTTCTACCCAAGCTATGTCTATGCCCTCAATTGATTTGATGCTTTGTTCGTTATGGTGCAACCCCTTAAACAAAAAATCTGATCCATTGATGGTATTTATAATTGAGTTGTCGGTTACTTCATAATCTCTTAAGTTATATTGGCTTATTAAATCTTTTAATAATTGGTGAGATGAATCTGCTATTGAGTTTTGGAACTCCCTAAAGCAAGCAACCCTTAGCTTCTTTTGTCTTGCCCTTATAAGTAACGCTCTAGCAACTGTATGGCTCTTTAACGAATAGCGCCCACCATAAATAGCAGCCTCTCTCCAATCTTTATCAAAAAGCTTTTTATACTCCCTTGGTATCTCTATTACTATCTGCTTCATCTATAATCTTTACAAGTATTGGTTGTATCTTTTCGCCGTCTGTTGTTACGTCTGTGTATGTTTGAGATAGTTTTTTACGATCAGCATCGTCTGCGATAAGTTTATAATGTGCTAATTGTAATGTTGCGTTTTCTGAATCAGCCCATTTATTAAGCGCTTTATTTTTAGCATTTATCTTGTTAGTTTCAATAGCGCTTTTTATAGCGTCTGATTTGTCTAGCTTATGGTCGTAGAATGTTTGTTTAGCACATGGTAAATAAGGTATGATATGCTCTATAAAATAAAGCTTATGCTCTTTAATGGCTTTTAGCGCTTGCGCCTCTAAGTCTTCATATTTGTATGCCATAATGCTCCCTCTAAATAACTAGACCCTTTACTCTGTTTAAGTAAAAGGTTCAATTATCTCATAACCTAGCAAGACGCAGGTTAATTTAGTTGGGTTTTTATTTAAATAGGAGGGTAACTCCGATAATGTGTGTATACAAAACAAAAAGAAAGGTGGCCTACGCTTGACGCAAAGTACTATGGCATGAACTTACGCCCACGCCTCGCTAGACAATGAGATAAAAGATTAGTTAAGTACATTATATCAGTTCATAAGCGTTTTGTCTACGGGTATGATCCCTAGTTCTTTCAATGCCCTTTCTCTCATTGCCTCAGCATTTCTTAATGTTTGTAGCCAGTGTTCGTAGTTATCTACCAGACTTAAAATACATCTACCTATTAGTCTATTGTCTATCTCATATTCAGGGCAGTCTAAACCCTCTCCTCTATTTGGGCCGTGATTGTGTACGGTCATTTATCATCTCCTTTTAGTATGTCTGGGCGTATGGCGTGGCTCTCTCCATCGTCCATTAAGTGTTTGTGTGGTAGTACGCTCTTAGGTGCTTCTACACTTCTGCAATAACAATCTCTAGCGTTGTCGTTGTAGCCTTTTCTGTATGCCTCTCTTACTTGGTTGGCTATAAGGGCTTCTAACTCTTTGATTAAGCTGTTTGGGCTACCACAACAATCGCTAATTAGTGGTGGTGTGTCATCTAGGGTCATTTCTTTACCCTGATTTCTGATGTTGCCAATACCATCTTTTGCATGTATTCATATACTGCTTTTGGGCTGTAATTCTTTCCTCTGTCTGGTACAGCAAACTCGTAAGATGTGAAACGATGCCCATTGTCGCATATTCGTCTGCGTCTTATCATATCTGTACCACCGCCAGAATAGCGTGTTTCTCTTACTAAACTGTCTGCTCCACATTCTACACAGGTCATTGGGTACTCCTTAATTGTGCGATACGGTCTGTTACTTCAATGGCAAAACTCCGCCATTCGCCCGTTTCAAGCATATTGAGGTATCTCTGCTGTTCTTCTATCCTTGCCTTTCGTACTTGGTCGGCTATGAGGGCTTTAATGGCGTGGTAGCTTTCGTTAGCTTTTGCGTCCAAGTCCACATCTTCGCCTTGTTCATAATCGCAAGCTACATCTATAAGTTGGTCTACTATCTTGTATATCTGCTCATATAGTTCATTCATTATCTTGTCCTATCACTGCTCTTAGTTCTTGGCGTAGTTGATTACGCATATGCTCATCCCAACAACCAGCTTCATACCCGTAAGCTTTTATCATTCCCATATCGACTTCTTCATCTTCACCTATAGCCTCATTGTTTAGCTGTAATAGTGATTTTTTAGCCTTTATCCAATCATCATATTTCCAAAATGCTGGTTTTAGCATTATCTCCTCTAGCCTCTTGGTGTACTCGTCTTTAGTCATCAATCTTCCTTTCTGTGGTTAAGTGCCAATAGCCACAATTGTTACACTCATAATGCCGTAAATAGTTAATTCCTGCGGCTTTGTTGCGTCTTTTCTTAGCTCTTACTGCTGTTTTATTGCTATGGTACATATGTTTATGCTTGCAAGTATCAGGAGTAGTAAGCTGTGTCCTTTCTTTAGTCATGTGTTACTCCTTATTAGCTTTAGTAGGTTGGTTGGGGGCTACCCATTTGTTAAATCTTGTTATTGGT